TTACATGCCCGAGTTCGGACCGTAAGTGATTTCCACGCGACGGTTCTGATCGTTGCGAACGCCATCGGCGGTTGCAACGGCCGGGCGCGATTCGCCGAACGCTTCTGCGCTGATCGAGCCGTCCGAGATACCGCGAGCGGTCAGATAGCTGCGAACCGCGTCGTTGCGGCGCTGCGACAGGCCGACGTTGTACTTGGCTGCACCCGAACGGTCGGCGTGACCGGCGAGCATGACCTGCGTACCCGTGCAACCACGGTTGTAGGCGCTGATCGCGTTGTCGAGCGTCGAAGCCGCTTCCGGCGTGATGTTCGACTGATCCCAGTCGAAGTACACGATATACGGTCCGGGCTCACACACCACCGGCGGCGGCGGCGGGGGAGGCGGCGGGGGCGGCGGGGGAGGCGGCGGCGGCGGCGGAGGTGCCACAACCGGAACCGGCTCAGCGCCACCGAAGTTGTAGGTCAGCGTGCCCAGGATCGAGTGCGAACGGAAGCGCGTCGAAACGTCGCGACCGCCCTGGTCGACCAGGTCAAGATTGTCGGCGTTGAAGAAACGATACTTCAGGCCGGCATCCCAGTTGCTGGTCAGCGGAGCGCGGATGCCCGCGATCGCCTGCCAGGCAAAGCCCGTGTCCGAATCGTCAAGGAACGCACCGGCGAAGACCGGCTCGACCGAAACGCGTGCAACACCGGCACCGCCGCCGACGAAGCCCTGAAGGCCATCATCGTCGCCGAAGTCGAGCATGCCGTTGACCATGAAGCTCAACACGTTCGAATCGCCATTCAGCGGCGTCGTGCCAGTGAACGAGCCCGCGCCATTTGCGAATGCGGGAATGCCGGGAGCACCGAAGGTGCCGCCCTTGATGTCGGCTTCGCGATAGCCGACTTCAACTTCAGCGCGGAAACCGCCGAAGTCATAACCGACAGTACCTTCGAAGTCGTAACCTTTACGGTGATCGAGAGTGCCTGCATTTGGGATAGTGCCGATATCGAGGTCCATATCCTCGACGATCATCACACCACCACCAACACCAACATACCATGAGTTGTCGCGTGCCAGAGCAGGCGACGCCAGGGCAGTGGAGGCCAACGCCACGGCGACGGCTAGCTTCCTCATAATAAATTCCCCTTTCAATTGAGCTTTACGTCTCGTCAGACGTCCTACTCGTGCCTTTGGTTCCGCGCAACCCAACAAATCGCCAATATGTTGCCAAAAAGTCGCACTTTGCACGCGAATAGGTGCAAAATTAGCCCGAATTCAGAAGGCCCTGCGCGCCGAGGTGGAGAATCAATCCGATGATGGCAGACCGCGCTTCGGAATCCACTGTAACGCCTCCGGCAGGCGCCGCAATTGTTGCCGGTTCGCTCCACCCGCTGCCGTCGCATCGCAGCCAGGCGCCGTCGGTCAGCCGCACCACCCGCATCCCCGCGCGAGGCGCTGCAAAGCGCCAGCCTCCGGCCGTCCATATCGCGACCGCGCCCGCCTCGCCGGCCCAGACACCGCTCGGCGCGGTGCCGACCAGCCAGCATTGTCCCTCCAATGGCCCGCCCGGCGGAACATCCAGCGGCCCGTCCTCGATCGCTGCGTGAAGCAGCGCATCGAGCAAGGACAGGGCCTCATTGTGCGTCACTTCCTTCTGCGCCTGCGCCACCGCCAGCAGCGGCAGCGAGAAACGCGGCGTCGCGGGAATATCGGTCATGCTGTCATCCTTTCATGTGAGCGGAAGCGTGAGGGGCAGCGACAGGGCGAAATCGCCAATCTGGCGAATTTCCATCGCCCGCCCGGGCGGTACGGTCGCCATGGCCACCGCCGGAATATGGAGTTCGGGCGTCAGACATTCCCAAGGCCCGACGCCGGCGACGGCGGGAACCACCGCCACGCGCCAGGCGGCACGACTCTCGCCAACCGGCAGGTCGACATGGTCACGCCAACCCGTATCGACGCGACTGCGCCGCACCCAGCCAATATTCACGCCGCCCGCGCCATCGCGTCGGACCCGCCCATGCACCGGGGTCAGCGGCCGTAGCGCCACCGCCCCACCGGGTACGTCGACCTCGGCCAGCGCCATTCCGTTCCGCGATGTCCATTGCAACGTCGCCCCCGCGCCCTCGGCCACACCCGCAAGGTCGCCGGGCAGCATCAGCAACGCCGGGTCATCGAGCAACACAAATGGCGCGCCCATATCATGGGTCATCGCGCCTTCGGTTCCGCTGCGCCCGCGAAGCAGCCGCGACAGACGCCAAAGGCTCGGCCCGACCGCGTCGGCGCGCCCAAATTGCAACAATTCGCCGCCGATCACCGCGCGGTTCGCCCCGCTGAACAGTCCGGCATCGTCGACCGATTCCAGGATCATCGACGGATTGACCAGCCTCACCAGCGCGCTGTTGGCATCGTCGAACAAGGCGCGACTTCCCACCGCCAGCGGCGCGTCCAATTCCCCCAGCGCCGTGGCCGGACGGAGCGTACCAACAGGCACCGGCGCCGATCCGGGCGCCGCGACGAACCAGCAGTCGGCGCCGCGCCAGCCGTCGTTGCTTCCCGCCCCCGCCACCAGCAATTGCGGCACATTCGCCGCCGGATTGCCGATATTGGGCAAGTCGAACATCTGCACCATGGCAACAGCGTCCGGCCAATCGGGCGCGGTCACCGGCGTTCCCGGATCGGCGCCGACCTCATCGACCGGCAATGGCTGGTGGCGGCGCAGCTCGAGCAACACTTCGGCGGCACGCACCGTCCGCGCTGCCAGCCGCCAGCCACTGCCGTCGGCCAGCGTCACGACGCCGCCGACCGGCAGCGCGAGCGCGGCAAGATCGCCCCGCCACACCAGCGCTTCGCGCCCGTCGGCCACCGCACCCGCCATTTGCCGCGCCAGCGCCCGCGCCGAAGCCGCGGGCAGCACTGCTGGCAGGTCGATCCGCTCCTCCCGCACGCCGCCGCCCGCGACGATGCTCGCCTGCTGGCCCAGCTGATAATCGCGCTCGGGCTCATAGTGACGTAACCGGATGATGCCCGGCAATGCGTCCATTGGCGCTCGCCGCCGTTCGGCGCAATCGGTCGCCGCCTCGTCCCGCCGCGCTTCGCGAAAATCCGCCAGCGCGACCGACGCGCCAGCCAATGCGGCGGGCATCAGCCGCCATCCATCCGGCCGGCTCGCCAGCCGCACCGCATCGGCCTCGAACAAGGGCGCCAGCGCATCGCGCGCGCGGTCGCCCGACGCGGCATAGCCCGCAAAAGGCCAGCGCCCGGCGCAACGCCCCGCCTCGCCCAGCAAGACATCGCCAACCAGCCCCGCATCGACATCGCCCGCATCGGCCTCGACCTCAAAGGTCAAAGACGGGATACGGTTGCCAAAATTCGCCAGCTCCAGCTCCTCAAACACCGCATAAGAGAGTCCACGAAACGCGCTCGCCGATGCCATGCCGACCGCCGATGCGATCAACGGATCGGCCGCCTGATCCTCGCCGCCGCCGTACCAGCGAAAGATGCAGCGCTCCTGAAACGTCCCGCTCGTCCCGCGCAGCAAATTGCCATCGGCCCAGATGCGCCTGATCGCTCGGATCGGCCGCGACGACAGCGCGACCGCGAGCGACGCGGCATAGCTAAACTCGGTCACCGACGGCCGCCCCTTGCCGCCACCGCGCTTGTTCCGGCGTTCGATCAGGTCGGTCGCCCAGATCACGCTGCCCGCGACGCGCATCGTCCCGAACATCTGCGGGATCTGCTGGCCATAGGTCGACGCCTGCACCTTCAGATCGGCAAGCCGCGGCCCTTCGCGTCCCTTGGGCTTGAAAATCTCGGCGTCGATCTGCTGGCCGACGGCGGCCCCGATCGCCGCCCCGACCGGTCCGCCCACGATCCCGCCGACCACCGTCAGCACCAAAGTCGCCATAATCTACCCCCAATCCGAAAGATTATCCTCCCCTTCCGCCAGCGGGAGGGGCAGCGAGACTTGGGCGCTTGCGCCCTAGTCGCAGCGGGGTGGGCAGAGCCGCCACAAAGCCGCATCCTCCCTCCCGGCATCAAACGGCGTCTCAACCACCCGCCGCAGCCCCGCATGCGCGTGCACCAGACTCGCCGGCCCGGTCAGCCCCAAATGAAATTGCCCCGCGGCAAAGGCGATCAACGCAACATCGCCATCGCGCGCCTCCGCATCGACAGGCACAAACCCCGCCGCCTCCAGCGCCGCCGCCACGCGCGCCCGCGCCCACCCGCGTAGAGGATAGTCTCGCGGCCGCACCAATCGCCGCCCGATCGCCGCATAGGCCGCCCACACCAGCCCAACGCAATCGACCCCCATCGCCGGATCACACCCCTGCGCACGAAACGGCACCCCGACCATCGCCCGCGCCGCCGCAAAGGCGCGCGCGCCAACCTCACCCACCGGGATAACGCGTCAGCAAATCATTCCCCGGCAGATGCGCCTCGCCGCGAAAATTCACCGCATTGCCAAAGCGCGCGGTGCAGGTCGCAAGCTGTTTGTCGCACCCTTCGATCAACCGCACCCGCAGCGGCAGCGCCGCCGCCAGCGGCGGCCCCTCGGCCAGATGCAGCGCCGCGCCATCGGCTGCGATCACCGGCGACGCGAGCCCGCAATTCGCACCCTCGATCCACATCAACTCTCCAAAATCCATCGCAGCCACCGCGCTGTCGAGCGTCACGATCCGCCCCGCGACCGCAACCACCCGCCGAAAATGCGTGCGCGGCGCCATATCGACCCGGCACGCCCGGTCCCCCAGCAGCGCGCGGCAGCTTGGCGAGGTCGCCGGGCACACCGGCCGGTCGAGCATCCGCGTCACCCCCTGCAACTCCGCCGTAAACGCCGCACCACGCCGCTCCACCGCGCCCAGCGACCCGCGCGCGACCGTCACCGGCGCGGCGTCAGCCCCGGTCCAGTCGGTGACGAACAATTCGAGTTCGGCGCCATCCCAGCGCCCCGCGTCCAGATCATCGGCGGCAATCGCATCGCTCGCCAGCCCGCCCTCCAGATCCAGCGTCTCCATGTCCAGACTGTCGCTCGTCTCCAGCGCCGACGGCTTCATCCCCGGTGCGGCGCGATAGACGAGCCCGCCGACGGTCAGGTCGCGGTCGTGCGAGGTCAGCCCGATCACGACCCCATCGCGCCGCGACAGCCGCCAGCACCAGGCGAGCGTCACCAGCTCTTCGCGCAGCCAGTCGGGCGCGGCGGTCATCATCACCACGACGCCCGCACCTCGACCAAGGGCACACTCGCCATCTCACCCGCCAGAAAGGTCGCGCGGCTGACCTCCAGCCGATCCTCGGCAAAGCGCACCGCGACATCGAACCGGAAACCCGCCCGCACCGCCGCCCCCGGCGGCGGGGGTGCATCGAACAGCAATTCGCCCCCCCCGGTCACTGCAAAGGCCGCCGTCTCGATCCCGTCGACCGACGCCCGCACGCTGCCATCCACCGGCAACCGGATCGCGCGCATCTGCACCGCGTCGCCGTCACCATATCGCTTCACCAGCGCGAACTGCCGCCGGCTGCCATCGCCGGTCCCCAGCAACTGATCCTCGGCCCCGGGCATCCCGCCATCGGCCGCCGAGCTGCCATCGAACGGATCGCGAAAGCGGAACCCCCGCGCCGCGCCGCGCCGGGCGCGAAAGAAATCGGCCAGCGTCCGCACATCGGCTTCGGATCGCACCCCCGGCCCCGCATCATAGCGCATCCGCGCCTCGGCCCATTCGCTCGCGCGCTGTTCGTGCCCCGATGGCGAGGCGATGATCTGGGTCGAAAATTCGGTCACCACCATCGCCTCGCGGCCGATCGCCAGCGGGAAATCCACCGCATCAAATGCCTGCACATCATCCTCCCCATCGAATGTCACAAAGCCGTCGCGCGCCACCTGCGGCAGCGCCCAGACGAACGTCCGCGCCACCCCGGCGCGCCGCGCCGCATCGGCGGCATCGGCAATCGCTGCCCACTGCGCGCGATCCTCAGGCTTCAGCACGAAACCCGAAAAATAATGCTGCTCCTGAACCGGATAGCCGAGCCGTTCGACCATCGCCGCCCGCGCGCCCTCGGTCTCGGCCCCGCGTCCACCCGTCACCCAGTCATAATCCTCCAGCTGCAGCACATCGAAGGCCGGCGCCGCCCAGCCGACCGGCACATTCGCACGCCTCACCTCGGGGGCTTCGGGGTCGAGTACGGTCGGCAGAAAGACAAGCAAATGGCTCACCAGTTCGGGAGCCTCATCGCGCACCGCTGCAACCAGCGCCGCAGTCGATCCCGCGAGCAAAGCGCCCAGCGCATCGAGCATCGCCCGCTGCCCCGCACTCAGCGTCCCGCGCACATCGGCAATCGGCACACTCGCCGCTCCCAGCGCCGCCGCCGTCGCACCATCATAGGCGCAAATCCGCCCACCACTCGCGATCCACCACCATGGCTCGCCCACCTGGAATTTCACCGCCAGCCCCGCCTCGCGCCCGATTGCAACAAACGCCCGCGCGACCAGCTGCAAATAGCCCATCGCCTCGGCGTTCGCGGGCGAAAGCAGGGTCGACGGCGGCTCCCATCCGGTCAGCGCCGGTGCCCCTGCCGCATCGCGCTGCTTCCAATCCTCGGGGCAATAGGCATCGAAAACTTCATAAGAGAGCGACCATATCAGCCCCAGCCCCGCCGCCCTGCACGCCGCCGCAAACTCCCGGTGCCAAGCCGCGCAAGGCGCATTGATCGCACCACCCGCAACATCGGCGACAAAGCCACCCCCCACCGCCGCGAGCCGCATATAATGGCTCATCCCGACATAATGGACGGCATCGCCGCGATAGCCCAATTGCACGATCTGCCGCACCAGCCGCGCCGGGGTCAGATGATAGCTGTCGTCATAACCGCTCGCGATACCCAGCCCCCCCTTAGTCGGGTCCAATTCGGGCATCATCACGTCGCCGATCGCCAGCACCGATCCCGACCCTGAACAGGTGATGTCGCGCATCTCGGCCCAGCCCTCCACCGGTCCGGCCAGCACCTCCGCGCCGCCATCATAGCCCGGCGGCGCCAGCGAAATGAACATCCGGTCGATGTCGCCCGCCCACACCGGATCACCTTCTCCGGGCAACAAAAAGCCGCCGACAAGCGCATCGAAATCGAGCGAAACGACCGCATCCTCGCCCGTCCCGACCGCATAATTCCACAGCCGCACATACCAGGCGCGCGCGAGACCTGCCGCATCGCGCCCCTCGATCGTCAGCGTCGGCCCGTGCAGCGCATCGAGCGGCTTCAACCCGCCCGAACGCCAGCGAAAGCGCAACTGCGTATGCCGGAAATCGCGCCGCGTCTCATAGGCGAGCAAAGGATGATCCCAGCGATCTTCGCTTTCCCAGATCAACCCCGCCAGATCTTCTTTCCGATAAAATACCGCCTCGACCCGCAGCGTCCCCGGCGTGTCGCTCGTCACGCTCGCCATCATCGGTCGCGCGAAATCGACCGTCCAGAAACGCGGATCGAACCGCTTCAGCCAACCCCGTCGATGATGCGGCTCGGCCGCCGCCAGCGCCCAGCCCATCACGCCTCTCCCCTCCCGCAGGCGGGAGGGGCAGCGAGACTTGCGAGCTTGCTCGCTAGCCGCAGCGGGGTGGGCAAATGCACCGCCGCGTGCCCACCCCCAACCCCTCCCGCAAGCGGGAGGGGAGCGATCGGGTCGCGCTCGAAACCAAAACCTTCCACCACGCCATTTCTCCCTATTCCCCCGCCACGACGGCACGCCGCACCGCGCGCGCCAGCTGCCGCCCGGTCTGCGCCAGCCGCTGCGGGTCGCTCCCCGCCTCACCGCGCACATTCACCGTGATCGCGATGTTGCGCACCGTCCCGCCCGCGGCCTCGACCCGCCCGCTCGCGGTCGGCACGAACAGCTCGGGTCCGCGCTCGCCGACGCGATAGGCGCGCCCCGCGCTTACCGGCCCGCCGGTCGCCCGCCCCGGCGCCCCGAAAAGCGCCATCGCCAGGCTGGTCCCCAGCGACAGCAACCCGCCGCTACCGCCCGATCCGCCGCCCCCGCCCATCGCCGCACCGATCCCGTTCGCAATCGCCGCACGCGCGATATCGGCCATCACCGACAGCGCGATCCGCTTCAGATCCTCAAACCCCATTTTGCCGCTGACGATCGCGCGGTTCAGCGCCCGCTCGATCCCGCGCCCCGCCGCATCGGCCGCCGACACCAGTCCGCCGTCCAGTTCGGCGCGCAGCACCGCAATGTCGCGGCGAAACGCCCCGGTGTCGGCGCGCACCGCCACCACCATCTCGTCGATCTCATCCATCGGGAAATGCCTCCATCATCGCCGTCAGCCCGCCCCGGTCGAGCGGCGCCTCGGCCTCCTCACCGACCCACCCCGCCAGCACCCCCGCCACATCGGCCGGCGTCGCGGCCCAAAAATCCTCGGGCCGCCACCCCGCCACCCGCGCCATCAGTCCGAGCAAAGGCAGAGCCGCAGCGCCAAAAAACTCTGCCTCACGGCCATCGATCCTCCCTGTCGCGCAGCGATGGGGAGGTGGCAGGGGCATTGCCCCTGACGGAGGGGCCTTTGGCGCCACCGCAGCAACCCCTCCACCACGCCCTGCGGGCGCGGTCCCCCTCCCCATGCCTGCGGCACAGGGAGGATCAACTTGCCGCACCCCCACCTCACCGCCCCTGCAAAATCTGTCCCAGCAGCACGCGCAACGCCGGGGTCGCCCCCGCCAGTCCCGCCGCGACCACCGCCTCACCCACCGCCTCGCGCGTCAGCCCATCGGACCGGTCCCTCACGCAATGCCAGAACAGGCAGGCCATCTCGCCCAGCCCCAACCGCCCATCGGCCGCCCGCTCGACCAGCGCGAACAGCGGTCCCAGTTCTTCCTCCGCCGCGACCAGTGCCGCAAAGCTCGGGCGCAGCACCAGCACCGCCCCGTCGACGCGCAGTTCCGCCTCGCCGCGCAAAGCGTTTGCCCCGCTCACAGGCTCACCACCGCGCCGCTCGATTCCAGGTTCAGCGTGTAATTGCGCTCCCCATTATAATCGCCGGCATAGTCGAGCCGCGTGACCAGGAACCGCCCCTGCATCCGCTCGCCACTTTCAAAGCTCAGTTCATAATCGTCGATCGCGCCCGCCAGCGCATGGCCGCGCAATCGCACCTCGGCGTCGGAGCCGGTAAAAATGCCCGCCGCGCTGACCGAAACCGAACGCACCCCCGCGCCCGACAGCAGTTCGCGCCAGCCACCCGAATCCTTGGTCGTGACATTGACCGCCTCGCCGTTCACCGACAGCTGCGTCGTGCGCAGCCCCGCAACGGTGCGATAGGTCGGCGGCGCCGCGCCATCACCGATCTTGAGCAGAAAAGCGCTCCCATTTTCAATCGCCATCGTCTATTCTCCTCACCAGAAAAATCATGCGTTAACGGGGAGTCGCAGGATGCTGTTTACGACAATATTACTGGCCGCCATGGCGCCCGCGCCGACCGGCGCGGTCGATACGACGCGCGCCGCCTTCACCAAATGTCTGCGCGACCATGTGAAGAAATCGCTGGAGGCCAAAATGCCGGCCGGCGAATTTGAAGTGGCGGTCAAATCCATCTGCAACGACGAACGCGCCGCCTTTCGGGGCGCGGTCATCGCGTTCGGCCGCTCGGGCGGCGATTCCGAAAAGGTCGCATCCGAAGACGCCGACATGCAGATCGACGATTATCACGCCAATTTCGTCGACAAATATAAGGATTACGCCGACACGAACACATTGCCCGGCGATTGATCGCCGGCCGCATCTGACCTGTTCCCCGGCGAAAGCCGGGGCCCAGGGCGGGCTGAACCGACGCTTGTGCCATATCGCACTGGCCCCGGCTTTTGCCGGGGAACAGGCAAGGCTAGTCCGGGCTCGTCCTCGCGCCCGCGCGCGACTCAAAAATCCTCACGCCGCCAAACAGCGACAACGCAGGATGACCTCGTGCCGCCAGCCGCCGTCGCGCACGAAGGCAAAGCGCGTACGGATCATCCGCGCGCTCACGATCGACCAGCCATCGGCCGGACCGCGCATAGCGGGCACGATCACCGCGATACGCCCCGCCGCCCGGTCCTCGAGGCTGCTCCCCACACCTGCCAGCGTCAGCGTCACGCGGACCTCCCGCCCGGCGCGATCCTTGGTCCCCCAATCATTCCCCTCGGCCGCCCCCACCGACACATAGGGCGCGCTCGCTCGCGGCGGAACGCCGTCAAAGACGCCATGGACCAGCCCGGCCAGTTCGCCATCGGCCGCCAGTTGCGCGAGCGCCTTGGCGCGCACCGCCTGCTCGGCGCTGATCATCGCCCGCCCCCCAGCGTCAGCCGCCGCCAGGGCTGCCACAAGGCGGCGATCGCCGCCGGCGGGGCCTCACCCGCCCCGTCGCGCGCATCGTGCAGATGCTGCGTCATGCGGACGATGCCCTGGCGGATCGCCTCGGGAATGTCATTGGCTCCCTCGGCCATTCCCGCGCGATAGGCGATGCGCACGCGTATCGCGTCGCCCGGGTCATGGACGGTCACAAAGGCGGTGCCGTCGCGGCCGATCACCGTCCGATAGTCGCCCTCGCCCAATTCGCGTTCGCCGCCATCGGCCCGCAACAAGGCCGCGCCATCCACCGCGATCACCGGGCGAGCGCTCAACGGCACGGCGCGGGTCTGCAAGGACAAAATCTCCTCGCCCGCACGCACGATCAACCACTGGCCGACAAAGGCCTCGCAGATGTTCGTCGCGGCGCGGACCATCTGCGCGACGACGGCATCGTCGATCGTCGCGCCCAGCCGCAACCAGCTGCGCGCTTCGTTCAGGCTCACCGGAGCGTCGCCCGGAAACAGGCTTTGCGCCATCATCGTTCCTCCACCCGAACCGTCAACGACCGCTCATCGATCTGCCCGTCGCTCATCGTCACCCGGTTGGTGACGCGATAGACATGGCCCGCAATCCCGCCGGACAGCGTCGCGGTCGATTGCATCAGGTCGTGCGCGGCCGCCGCGACGATCACCCCGCCCGCTCCATCCGGTACGACCGTCCAGCTGCTCGCTACGACCGCCTGCCCGTCGGGATAGGCAGTGCCCCAATCAAATTCGAAATCGATCCGCGCATCCGGATCCTTCACCATCATCGCCATGGCCGCTCCTCTCTCGCATTCAGGGTTTGCGCACGGTTGCGCGGCGGGCAGGGTCGCGGGCGACCCGCATCCCTTGCATCGGCCCGCGCCCGGCGCCCGGTTCGGGTCCGCCCCATTCGCTTGCCAGATCGCGCCCCGCCGCATCGCCCAGCGCGCGGGCCGCCAGCGCCGATCCGCCGATCATGCCGCCGCCTCCAGCGCGGCAATTCGCTGCTCCTGCGCGGCGATCAGGAACAGTGCCAGCTGATCCGGCCGAATTCCGAACCGGTCGCGCCGGATGGCCGGGTCGTCCGCGCCGTCCGCACCGTCCGTTCCGTCCAGCCATTCGTCCCAACACAAAAAAGCATAGGCCGTATCGCCCGGGCGACCGTCCGCATCCAGCGGATCGATCAGCCCTTCTGCCGCCATGATCGCCCATATCGCCTGCGCGCGAACCCCGAAATGCCGCCGCGCGCCGTTCACGCCCTTTGCCGCAATGGCATGGTTCCATTGATAAAAGCCCAGCTCGTCCATGATCCGGCGTGCCGCGCGCATCTCCGCCGGCGTCGCGCTGCCCCGCCATGCCTTTTCGCGCGCGTCCGACGTATTGATCGCGCCGGTCCCGGCATAGACGACGGCCCAGCGAAAGGACGCGCCGCCCAGCGCCTGACTATTGTCCGATGCCGCGCGCAGCGTGCCGCCAACCTCCAGCCGCAGGCGTTCGGTCGGCACAAAGCTGCCATGCGCCGTCAGTCCCGCATTGCCGAACCAGCTATGCGCGCCGCCTTCCTGCGTGTGGCGCGAAGCGACGGCGCCGCGCGCGATCCATCCACTGCCGCTGATGAATTCACAATTATGCGCCAGATTCGCGTCGTTGGAATAGCCCGACAGATATCCGCCGCCCGCTCCGCCATTGAGGCTGCTGCGGAGCGCCGTCGTGGTGTCGCCGATGCTTGCATAGGACACATCGCAATGGACCGGCCCGGCGGCGCCACCGCCGACAACATGCAAACGCGACGTCGGGCTGCTTGTCCCGATTCCCATATTGCCCGCGGCATCGATCCGCGCCCGCTCGGCGCCAGCGGTCGCGGTGGCGACCATATTCGCGCCCGGCCGGAACAGTCCGGTATCGGTGTCTCCGGCAAAGCCGATCGACGGCGTTGCCGCACTGCCGTTCTGCGCCGACAATCCGCCGCTCAGCACATGCCGGCCGTCGGCATCGCGAAACGGCAGCGTCGCCAGCGGGATATTCACCCAGCCGGTGCCGCGTCGCACCGTCAACAGGTCTTCGGACGCGCCAACCGACGCGCCGGCATGCGCCGTCGACAGCGGCTGCCTGGTCTGGATCGCGCTGGCCAGCGCGGCATCCGCCGCCTCGCTCGCGGCGAACCAGCGGGCCGCGACGGTCAGCGCGATCGTCTTCAGCCCCGGCGCAAAATCGACCGTCGCGTCCGTATTCGACGACGACATGACCTGTTCGCGAACGAGTCGGCCGCCCCCATCGATCTGGCCCGTCCCAACCTCCCACTGACCCGGATGGGCAATCCCGGCGATGGTATAGTGAAAGGCGACGCCGACGGGCACGGCGTCAGCAAAGCGGCGGTGCCCCGGAACCGCGCCCGCGGGCGTCAGCGGTCCGGTCCCGCCCTCCTGGCACAGCTCGCGCACCATATCGGCGAAAAAAGGAGTCGGCATGGCAAGGCCATCCTTTCCAGAAAATGATAGATTTGTCGGAAGAGCGGAATGACAATCCGCAATTGGCGCCCGCCCCGGCCCCGAAAGGGATAGGGGGTCGGACCGGGCGCCCATCGCACGTCAGCGCCGTGTCAGCTGGCGGCGAATTTCATCAGCTTGATGGCCTGCGAGTCGATCACTGCACCGCCGACCCTTTTTGTAGCATAGAAATGCACAAAGGGCTTGTTGCTGAACGGGTCGCGCAGGATGCGCGTCTCGCCGCGATCGGCGATCAGATAGCCGGCGCGGAAGTTGCCGAACGCGATCGACAGGCTGTTCGCCGCGACATCGGGCATATCCTCGGCCTCGACCACCGGATAGCCCAGCAGGGTAGCCGCCTGCCCTTCGACCAGCCCCGGCTGCCACAGAAATGCGCCGTCGGTGGTCTTGAACTTGCGGATGCGCGCCAGCGTGTCCGAATTCATCACCCACGACGCGCCCTGACGATAAGGCGCCTTCAGCGAGTGGACCAGCTCGACCAGCTTGTCCTGCGGGTTCGCCGCGGCAAAAGCCCCCGCCGCGCCCGACGCCAGATGCTGCAACGTTCCGAACGCGCGCACGCTGTCGACCTCATTCGTCGTCGCATAGGACAATATGCCCTTCGGCCGGTTCGTGCCATTGCCGCTCACGAACGCGCTGCCCTCGGCGACCGCAAATTCGCGCGCCAGCTCGTCGGCCAGCCAATCCTCGACATTGAACATCGCATCATCCAGCATCGCTTGGCTCGCCGCCGGATTGGCGTAAAGCTCGCCCGACGGCGGCACGATCTCGGCAAAGCTGCGCGCCGTCGTCTCGGGCCGCGCCGCGGTCTCGCCGACCCAGCCCGCGCCCATGGCGCCGGTCGCGATCAGCTTGCGATAGCCGCTCGACCCCGTCTGCACGACCGTCGCGATCGACCGGATCGGCGACAGCGATTTCAATGTCGCCGCAATCGTCCCGTCGATCTCGCGCGGCACCGCATAGCCGCCCTCGCCGCCCGACGCCCCCGACAGGCTCTTCATCTCGACACCGGCATCGATCCCGCGCCTCAGGTAACGCTCGACAAAGGCATCGCGCGCCGGATCGGCCGCCTTCGCCCCGTCGAGCGGCAGCCGCGACGCCGCGACCGCCTGTGCATCGACCTGCGCCTTCAGCGCCGCCACCGACGCCTTCAATTCACCGACCGCCTCGGCCGCCAGCACCGCATCAAACGCCCCATCGAGCGCATCCGCCTTCACTTCGATATCCACTTCCATGCTTGTCACTCCTTCTGAAAATCCACCGCAATCACCCGCGCCAGTGGCTGCATCGGCATCGCCACCAGACTCACCTCGGCCAGATCGAGCGCCAGCAATTCGCGCGGATTGTTCCCGCGCGCCGCCCTCACCCGATACCCGAAGGACAATCCCGTCAGCGCCCCGCGCGCGACCAGCCCCGCCGCCACGGCGTGCGTCACCCGCGCAACAACACGCAGCCCGCGCGCATCCTCCGCCAATGCCTCGATCGCGCCGATCACGACCCCCGGCCGGTGCTGCCACAACAAGGGCACCGCGCGCCCTGCACCCAAGCTCGCGGCAAAAGCCCCGCGCCGCACCACATCGCCCCCGCGATCCACCCGGTCGAACACCGACGCATAGCCCGCGAAGCGGACGCCCTCGGCGCGGTGCTCGAAGGCCGCCGCCGCCACCCTCATCGCAGCAACCCCGGCAGGCCCAGCTTCACCGCCAGCCCGACGACCAGCGCCGCCAGCATCCCGCGCACCGCCCAGTCGACCGCCGCCTTCCACGCGCTCGTCTTCGCATCGCGCCAGGCGCCCAGCAGCTGGCGCAGGTCGACCATATCGTCGCGCGCCGCCGCATCGGCGAGCCCCAGCCGCGCCAACGCCCGCCGCGCCCCCAGCTCGCTCGCCTCCTCGACCACCGCGCGCAGCAACGCCGCATCGGGCGCACCGGAAGCTCCGGCCGCACTCGTCCCCGCCAGCGCGATCAACCGCGCCAGCGCCTCTTCCTCATCCATGTCGCTATCTCCGGGTTAATCGACGCCCAGCAGCGCCTTCTTCTCGTCGGCGGTCAGCCAGTCGGCCGCCGATACCTCACGCCACAGCGCCATCCGGTCCTCGACCAGCGCCGGCACCTTATCCAGATCGACGCGCAGCTCGGCGCCCTCGAACCAGCCAGAAAGTCCCTGCGCCACCGCCCCCAAAATCTTCGCGCACAGCGGCAACACCGTCAGCCGCCAGAGCGCCCGATTGGCCTCGCGATAATTGGCATAGGTCGCATCCCCCGGCAGCCCGAGCAGCATCGGCGGCACCCCGAACGCCATCGCAATCTCCCGCGCGCTCGAATCCTTCAGCGCCAGAAAATCCATCTCGGCCGGCGACAGCGACAAAGCCTGCCACCGCAGCCCACCCTCGAGCAGCAAGGGCCGCCCCGCATTCGCCCCGCCCGCAAAACTCTCGGCCAATTCCTCGCGCAGCCGATCGACCTGTTCCGCCGACAAAGGCATCCCCTTGTCGCCCGGATCATGCACCAGCGCGCCCGAAGGCCGCGCCGCATTGTCGAGCAACGCCCGGTTCCACACCGCCGCCGCATTATGCGCCGCGATCGCGGCCGACGCCGCGCCCAGACATCCCGCGCCATAATGATCGTCGAGCGGGTGCAACGCCTTCACATACACCACCGAAGTCCGCCCCGCGCCATCCTCGGCGGGCAGCACCACCCCCGCGCCGCCCGCCTTGTAACGATAGGCCACCGGCCACCCGCGCGCGTCGGTCTCGACCGTCACCCGCTCGGGCCGCAGCGCGAAAAGCTCGGCCGGCGCCCCCGCCCCATCCCCCAAAATCTGCACATAGCCATTGCCATGCAGCAGCAATTGCGAGGCCAAAGTCTCGACAATGCCCTGCCCGCCCGAGGTCGCCGACACGAGCGCCGCCAGCGCCGGATCGCTCGCCACCAACGGCGCGCTGCCCGCCGCCTCGGCGACCAGCTTCACCGCCCGCTGGACGATCGCATTGCCCAAATACCCCTCGCGCAGTTGCGCCTCATAAGAGAGCGGCGCGGGCGAAGACCACGTCCCATATACCCGCGACAAAGCAGGCCGCGCAGGGGACTGCGCGGCCTTTCGGCCAAACCAGTTCATGATGTTCTCCTCAGTCGCAAATAGTGAGAGGCCGACCCGTCAGAGCAGCGTGGGTCGGCGGAATGCTCCTCCCTGTCGCGCAGCGATGGGGAGGGGGACCGCGCCCGAAGGGCGTGGTGGAGGGGCTGCAAGGGTAGCGCAAATGCCCCTCCGTCAGCGCTGCGCGCTGCCACCTCCCCATGCCTTCGGCACAGGGAGGATCAAACGGATCATCCCCTCGCCCGCTCAAACCCGCGATACCCCCGGCGCCCGCCCCTTGCGCAGCCCTTCCAGCAACTCCGCCAGCGCCCAGACACATGCGTCCGCCCGATCCGGCGAGCGCCCCGGCCCGGCATAGCCGCCGCCCAGCTGAAACCCGCAAAGCTGATCCTCCAGCTCGGTAAACACCCCCGCATGCACGACCTGCCCGCGCTCATAGGCGAGCGCGATCGGTTCGGCCCGCCGCGCTTTGCCGACGCTTGCGTGGACCGCCCGCACCGGCAGCGCGATATTCGCCTGCGCCAGCACCGCTCCGACCATCTCGCCGCCCATATTGCTTTCGGCGACCACCCGGTCGGCACCCCAGCGCGCCGCCGCCGCGGCGACGGCATGCGCCCACTCCCCCGGCAAAGCGCGCTCGACGCTCGCATCCTCAAGGACCGCCAGCCGCCCGTCGCGAAGACAGGCCGCCACCACGATCCCGCACGCATCGCCATGCGACGTCGCCGGCGGATCGACCCCGATCACCACGCGCACCGGTTTGCCGACGCTATCGGCATCAACCCGGCACCGCTCGATCAGCCCGCGCGTCCACAGCGCGCCCTCGACATCCTCCAGCATCTCGCCGTCGAGCTCCTGTCGCCCCAACCGGGTCCCGCCATATTGCGCGATCATATGGGTCACGAAACTCGGCGGCAGATGCGGATTTTCCGCCGTCCGCCCCAATGTCATCTCGCGCCCCGGTATCTTTTCGATCTTCGTCATCAGCGGCACCGGACGCGGCGTCGTCGTCACCAGCACGCGCGGATTTTCGCCCAGCCGCATCCCCATCATCAGATTGTCCCACGACGCATCGCCATGGCGCCATTTGGCAAGTTCATCGCACCAGGCGGCATGATGTTCGGGCCCGCGCAGATTTTCGGGCGCCTCGGCCGAAAACAGCGTCGCCACCGCGCCGCTGTCGAAATGCAGTTCGCGCAGCCGGTATCGCCAGCGCGGATTTTCATCGGCGCGCGCGACCGCGATCAGCCCGCTCGATCCCTCGATCATCACGCGAATCCCGTCGCCCTCGTTCGCCGCCACCAACGCGATCCGCGCACCCGGCATCCGCCGTGCCACTTCGCTGACCCACTCCGACCCCGCGCGCGTCTTGCCAAAACCCCGCCCCGCGCGGATCAGCCAGACCGGCCAGTCGCCCGGCGGCTCGCGCTGCCCGTCATGCGCCCAGGTGTACCAGCGCTCCTCCAATTCCTGGACATATTTGCGCGGCATCTCACCGATCAGCCGCGCGCGCTCCTCGGGCGACAGCGACAAGATCCGGTCGAGGATGGTCTCACCTTCGCCCAGCTTCAGCTGGTCGATCCAGCGCGCCATCAATCGCCGCCCCGCTCGTCCGACTTCGCACGCTGACGCTCGATCACCGCGATCCGCCGCAGTATCTCGGCATCGGTTTCCTCGGCGGTCGGCCGCTGGCGCGCGTTCAACCGCACGCGCTTTGCCCGCCCTCCCTCGATGCTCGCGCGATGCTTGTTCATCAGGTCGATCGCCTGCGCCACTGTCATCGCGCCGACCGCGGGCGGCGCATCGGGCGCATCGTCGCGCGACGCCTCGATCGTCAGGATCGCCCGCTCGACCAGTGCGGTTTCCAGCCGCACATAGCCCGTTTCGATCGCCGCCTGCCACGCAGCGGCAAAGGCCGCATCGCGCTGGCGCATCTTATACGCCGTCGACGGCGCAAAGCCCGCTTCGGCCGCCGCCCGGCGCACATTACAGCTGCCCGCAAGCGCATCGAGAAAGGCCTGCCGCTGTTCCTCGGTCACATTTTTGTCCTGCGGCTGCCGCTCCATCAACGTGCGACCGCATCCGCCCTGAATCACCGGATCATCCAT